ATGGTTGCAGATATTGATTTTCTGTCTTTTTTAAGTAGATAATATGTTGGATTACCCCCAGAGGTAGCATATACTGTTACTTCCGTTGGATCTTGTGATGATGAAACAGTAAAATCAATTGGATCTTCCACTAAGAAATTTGGTATTCCTGTTAGATTAGAACCAATTGTTGTATTTGAAGGGATAAATAAAGCATAATCATAATCTGGTATATAAACAGATCCTGATAGTTTTGCGGGTAATTGTTGATAGAAACTTACTACTGTATTTGCAACTTGAGTTACAGTTGGTTTATAACCAAACATATATGCTAATTCAAATAAATTATTTGTTTGACGAGCATATTGTAAAAAGTTTTCTTGAAATTGATTATCAAGATAAAAAGATAAAACATCACCTACATAAGCCGCCATTTCCATAAACATCATACCCGGTGAAGCCGGAGTAAAATCATTATAGGTTGTTGGAAAATACGTTTTAGCATAGTCAATTAGACTTGCTCTTAATTCGGTAAAATCCTTATTGATATATTTTATATCTTTTTTAGTATTATTAACTGCCATTATTGAAATGATATTTGTATTTGATCTGTTATACCTGTATCTGCTACATTATATTTTAATTCTATTGTTATTTCATTATCGTCGGGTGATGTAAATATATTTAAAGAAGCAACAATAACATTTGGAAAAAGAGTTCCTAATTGTTGTTGAATTGTTTGTTTTAAACCATCTAAATTTCCTGCTGTTACTTGTTCAAAAATAAATGATCGTAAACCAGCTCCAAAATTAGGTACTAAATATATTTCAGTAGGATTAGTTAAAAAATAGTTTACTAAATTATTTCTAATAGCATCTTTAGTAGTATAGGTTGATGTAAATACTGCGGGTGCATTAAAAGGAATAGAAACACCAACCGCAGTTCCGGGTTGGGTATCTATTGGAAATATTTTTTTAGCGCCGTATGCCATTATCTATTATTCATTAATCCCATAATTTGACTTAAGTCTACTTCACCTTCAGGTAATTTACCATTGATTGAATCAACAGGTCCTTGAGGTTTAAACGGAACATTTTTTGTAGTTGCTACACTACCGTGTTGCATTTCTTCAAGCATACCACTAAACATTGCTTTACGTTCAGTTGCGGTTAATTGTTTGGGTTGTGCTACTTGAGGTTGAGCATATGTGTTTTGAGGTACATATGATTCATTAACCACTGTTGCTTTTGGTGATTTAACTGCTTCTAGTAATATGTCACGCAATTCTTCTTGAATTGCTTCTCTTACTGCTTCTTTGATGAGTTTTTTAAATTTTGTTGCTTCCATCGTGTTATAAATATTAAAATTAATAAGCTTTTAAATTGTCTCTGTCAATTATTAGTTTAAGTTCATTGATTAGTACTTGATCATCTGTAGTGAATGATAGTTCGGTTTGTATTAAAACTATTCCACTTTTGTTTTTACCTACAGCTCTACGGCGATTCACGGTTGGAGAGTATGGTACTATTTCAATTTCAATTAAAAATCCATTATATGTTGTTTGAGATGATTGATTTTGAGTTTGATTAGCTAAAGTTTGTTGTGCCGCTATTGATATTATAGTATTTGAAAATGGAGTTAATCCAGGTGATGAAGTATCACTTGCTAAATCTGGGGCACATTGTTTTAATTTAACATCTAATGATGATAATATTGCTACTATTTGTTGAATATATATACCTATTACTGAAATAGGGATAGCAGCGGCTGCAATAGATGCGGCTATTTTAGGTATTCTGGCTTCACCAGTACTTGTAAATAGGGCTTTACGAATTAAGGATTCTAGTTTTGGATATTTTGCTGTTAAAATCCCCGGAGGTATTAATGGAGGAACAATTGCTTCTAAAGCTGCTCCCACAATAACTTGAGCACCTTGTAGTACGGTTACTAATAAGGAAGTTAAATCAATAAATGTAGTAAGACCAGTAATAGCTTGAGTAATTCTATCTAATTGTATACCTATAGTATTTAAAGATGTTACTAAACCATTTCGTGTTGTGATTATTTGTTGAATAAAAGGACTATTTGGGTTTGGACATCCATCAGCAAATACTGTTTTAAGAATTACAGGTATTTGAGATGGAAGTTCAGCAAATGAAAAGGATCCAAAATTTGTTAATTGAGAACGTAAATTATCTTCAATAGCTTGTGTAGCTATAGGTATTGCTTCTTTTTTAGCTGTTAAAGCACCTATTTGTGCTGTTAATCCGGTAACGCCTCTTTTTTGTTGTTCTTTTAGATTATTGATTTGATCTTGAACTTTTTGTTGCTCTGTTGTTGCTTTTTCTTTTGCTTTTGCTATTTCATTTTCGGCAATTTGAGTTATAAATTGCTTAACCATATTAATAGCAATAGGTATAAGTCCAACTATAATTTTTTTACCTAAATTTGTTACAATAATACCTAATTTAGCTGTACCCTTAGGTTTATCAGTATTAGAATTATTAATTGCTGTGGCATCAACCGGTATAACCTTTTGAGCATTACTATTAAGTAATGCTGCTTCTTTTTTTCTAATATTATCTATTTGAATTGGGTTATCCATTATGATGTTTTAACGTATTTAGATTTAGTACCTTCTAGATTTGATTGTAACTGGTTTAGTGTAGTCATCATTTGGGAAGCGGCCATATTAACCGAACCTAATGGAGCACCAGGTGCTGTACCCACAGCTGTTGAACAAATAGTCATAAAGGCATTTAAACTTGTTATTAATTGGTTTAATAATTGAACCGTTGTGTTACCTAACAAAACTGGTTGGGTTGCATCTTTAGATCCTAAATATACATTATTTGATTGTATTATAGTATTTGGAGCATCAATATTAACGGAAGATACAGCGTTTAAGTTAACTGATTGTTTGGAACTTAATAAAATATGATCTTTTGTACTATTAAATACTAAACGACCCGAACTTAATATTAATTGATTTCCGGAATATTGGCTAGGTTGTATTGGAGAATTAGATTTATAACTAGCATAACTAATTGAAGATGCATTTAAAGGTATTTGTTGTGTTGAAGTAGCATAAATAGAAGATAAATCAGTATTTATATCTTCTGTTATGGGAATCCAACCTTCAGTACTTGCATTTATTGATTGTCCATTTCTTAAAATAATAATAGGATCACCATTATTACCAACAGCCGACCAATTATTTGGATTATTTTTTACGGTTGAACCCCATCTTATACTGTTACCCCATCTACCTTCTTGTATAACATCACCTTCAAAAGGTAAAAGCGGATGAATATTAGAACGTTCTTTAAAAGTATTACCTAAATATATTTCTGTACTTTTATCTGTAACGCGTCTAACACTGCCTGCTTGTGTTTCAGCATAATCTTTTCTTTGAGATTCGGAAAGAACATTAGGATTTGAAGGATAAGCATTATGGTGAGGGTGATTCCATAACGATGTTATACCCACATAATAGGGTTTAGTTATAGAATTACTTTCACCTATACTAGTATCAGGTAAACCTACTATGAATACTATTTCATTTATTAAAGGATAATTTTTTAAATTTGGAAATAAAGGAGCAGCTATTAAGTATGAATCTTTCAATGCTGGGTCTGATACTATTTGATATTCGATATTTCCAAGAGCGTTCCATTCACCTAATTCTTTAAATCTAGGATGGGTGGCATCTAATACAATACTCATAACTCTAGCCGCTACAATTTGACCTTGTAGAGAGGAAAGTTGTGAGAATATATTATTTGTTTGATTTGTATTATTAACACTCTGATTGAATGCTTCAAATCCGAAATTAGTTGCCATTTATTATTTGTTTTCTCCGTGTATTTTATCTATTTCAGCAAGTAATTGAGCTTTTTCTTCATCCGAGATACCAAATCCACCATCGTCAGTTGATGTTGAATTTAATGCACGTTGGATAATAGTGGCCATTTTGATAAGTTGCTCGTCATTTTTAACACTTATTTCTAAGTATTCTTTAATTAACGGTACTATCAAAGTGGCATCACCTATATCACTTATTAGTGGTTTTAACTCGTTTATTAGAGCAGATATTTGTTTATCTTTTTTCTTTTGATTATCGTATATCTCTTCTAATATGCTGCTAAATGTTTTCTTGCCAAAAACTACGTTTTCTAATGAACTCATACGTTTTATTTTTGACTATAAATATTATAACTAAAAATTTGTATATCCGTGTTCTAAATAAAACACGTACTTTTTCTTAAATATATCGTATAATTGATCTGCTATTTTGGTAATTTTAGGCGTTTTAACGTCTATCATTTCGCGAATATATATGTAAAGCGCCTTTTTATTAAATACATCTAAACTATCTCTTTTGCGAAATACTTCTAAAATAGCGTCGGCTACTCGAGCATCTGTATCTTTAGGAAATAATTCAAATATATTTTCGGTACAATACTCGATATATTCGTCCATAAATTTAGATAAATTACTTTCAACAACGCTTTTAGTATCGTCTAACTGATATGAAAATTTTTCATCTTCCTCAATTGAAGCTACTGGAGATGTTTCAACACGTTTTTTGTAATTTTTCTGGTTGGATAAAATTAGGTAACGTTTAGCGATTGTGCCGAAATAAGAAAATGCTTTAGCACCTTTACTTTGATCAAATAAATGGATTTTAGAAAGTAAAAATGTAATTACTTCATGTTGTAAATCCTCAATATTATCTACCTCGGTATAATAAAATTTAAAGGTATGAATTATATTTTCGGTTAATTTAAAAAACGCATAGTGAATTTGTTCGTTATATATTCTATTACGTTCTTCAAAATCAGTACTATGATTATATGCTACAATAGCATC